TACTGCAAGACGATTTGTATCTGGTTCATCAAGTTCTGCATTCCACGGAGCTATTGTCTTGACTTCTTGTGTTGGATATACACCATTAGGATCATTGAATCCAAGTTTAGTGTCTGGTTTTTCTTCTGGTATTCCACCAAAGGTTCCAATGATAACAGGTTCTTGTGCATTTTCTCCATCACGAAAAAAACCAAACACCCAAGTACCTTCGACAGGTCCTGTTGGTGATGTACCAATTCCATTTATACCTGCACTAGTGATTGGTTGTGATGGTGTTGCCCATGGGAGATCAACAGTAGGAATACCATTTCCTTCTTCTTTATTATCTGTATGGTATCCAAGAATACGCACACGACAACGACCAAGAAATAAAGGATCAGTTCGATCTTCCACAACTCCTTGCCACCAAACAAAATTTCCATACATACTCATGGTGCAGCTCCTATTGCATCTTTAACAACTTCAGCCTTTGAAGTATAAAATAAAGTTCTATCAGATTTAGTTATACAATGTTTTAAAACTGTTATTAAATACTTTCCTGATAATTGTTTATCAATCAAATCTTCTTTATTTGCAACCTCACCAGGTTTCTTTTCTATTACTTTCTGTGCTGCAGGTACTATAACCTCTATTGTATCACCAGCATGTATTGTAGAAAATCCTGGGAAGGTTATCATCAATTTAATTTGATTCAAACCTTGTATCATTGTATTTCTATTCAATTTCCAATTTTCAACTCCATTATCATACAAATCTGTTTTACTCTTTGCATACATTCTATCATGCTTTGGATGAAACATTATTTTACTATCATACTCTTTTTCTAAATATTGTCCTTCATTAGATCGTGCATTATCTTCTGGTGCATATGAATTTGTTGAACCCAATGACTTATAATATTCTGTAACTCCATCAGCTCTAATAGGCATATACATATCTGTATGATTTATATCCGGAGTATAAACATCTTTAAGACTATGTGTATGCTGTCTTATTTTCTTCTTTACAATATCATGGGTAATTAATTTAGATGCATAATAACCCTCATTCAGATTTTCAAACATATTAAATTGACTAGCAATTTTCATATCAAGTAATTCACTTATACCTTGTGATGCCTTTACTAATTTCTTAGTATCTTCTACGGATGCAGAATAAATAAATCTACGTTTAGCTGGGCGTGATATTGCTCTGTCAACACTCTCAAATACTCCATAAGGATCATCATCATCACCATTACTACTCATTGTTTCATAAAACAAATAATTAGCACAACCATTTTGATTAACTGCACGTTTTGCTAACCAATTTAATGCTTGAATTGGTTTCAAATTAGGTATGATAATATGATCTATACCTTCTGTTGGTTCAATAACATAATCACTCCAATCACTTGTATCAAAAAAACGATCTATAACATCATCAGCAATTTCAGATATTGTCATCCCACGATATGAAGTACTAACTTTTTGAGATGCACTAGCAATAGCTGCCTGTGATACAAAATGCAACATATATATTTGTTGTCGTTCTTTAGTTAGATATCGTTTCTTAATTGAAGTTAATACTAACCAACCTGCCTTGAGTGTTCCCAATGATTTAGTATTAAATGCAAAATTTAAAATCTCTTGACCAACAATAGGTGCATGAACTGGAATATTAACAGAATCATTTAACATCAAATCTGCTGTAATACAATTACCCATCATATCTTCATAAATATTCATGTTCATTATATACGGATCTAATTTAATAGTCTGATCCAGAGTTTCCAGTTCCAAGTGTTTTATTACAAGTTCTGATCCTGATAATTGTTTTTCAGCCATTTATCTAACCAATGTTTTAAGTTCATTCGTAATCATTGCTGTGTATTCAGGTCGAATAACACTCAATTGTCGTTTTAAATCATTCAATTGTTCTTCATATAGAAAATTACTAATAGTTGTTGCACCAGAAGCATCAGAATCTACTACATATCCATCAACATCCTCGTAATGATGTGTAGAATATACCTCAGATGAACCATATTTCTTTGTAACAAAATTAGACAAGTCATAATACTTCAACGGCCAATCATAATATGGATTAGTTGCCTGTTGACCAAATAGAATAATCCAATGTAATTCTGGATCACCATAAAAAGTATAAGCTAATTGTTCTGGTGTTTCACCATCAACAATAGAATGTTCTGCAAAGAAAACAGTATTATCAAGTAATGCTAAACGCATCCGAACTCGCCTAAGAATATTAGTAATTACATCATGTTGTTTATTATTGAGTACACCTCGAACATCATATACTATTTTTGGAAAATATTTAAAATATGCCATTAGTATCCACCCTTTACTTCTTTTTGAGTAATTTTTTTAGTTTCATTAAATCCTAAACTAAGTGTTGTTGACATTGGTCTACCATCTTTCATAGCAACCCAAAATCCCTCTGGTGTATAATTTGTTGTTACATTAGTACAAACACAATTATGAATCTTTGGTAATACAGAATTTGTTACCCATCCACCATTTTTCATTGATAAAAATTCTACTCTAAATTCATTTGGAAAAGAAAATAAACCCTCACCAGCTATTCCACTTACATAACCAGGTCGAGAATGGAATCTGAACATCCGAATAATATCATATACTTCTTGCCCTTCTGATGGGCTGTTCGGTGTAAATGTAAAATCAAAAGTAAAACTTCTAAATGGAATACCATTAAACATTTGTTCTTCATATGGGTTTGTAGTAAATCTTCCAGCAGCTTTTATACCTGTACCTAATGATGAACTTAATAGAAAACCTGCACCAGCACCAAGAAGTCCACCCATCCCTGCACCAGCAGCAGTAGCACCAGCCGTTGCAAGATCACCAGCAGCACCACCACCAAAATTCTTTAACATCGTGTCAATACCACCACCTTTTCCGGTAAGTGCATCTTTTGCTAATTTGCCTACAGAACCTAATTCTTCTGCACCCCATGTTGCACCCTCTGTAAATGATACTGCTGGTGGCATATATAAAAAACAATGTTCAAGAGCTTCTTCATGTGCTTGAATACTTTTCCCAATTCCACTTATCATTGTTCTTCCTTTATCAACAAGGGTCGATTTATCTCCTACAAATTTAGCTCGACCGTCTGCTGTAGCCGTTTGATTGTCAAAGTTTGCCTCTTGTGCATTGCGTTCTTCTTGTGACTTTTTAAAACTCCCATTCTTGAATGAATGTGTTCTTGATTTATCTAATTCTCGGTCTAAAACTCTTGCATCAGTTTCTTGCTGTGCAGCTGCCATATTCTTGTCATGTTCATTACCTTCCAATGAAAGACCACCCTGTTTGACAGCTGTAAAGCGAATACATTCTAATGCTTTATCTAACTTACCACTATCCAAATCAATAGGATATCTATGAACTGTTTTACCTGGAGTTGATTCTGGGGATCGTTCAGACTCCTCTGTAAGACCTTCAGGAGTATCTTCACTCCAATGAGCAGCCATTTCCGTATCCGCACCTTTATTGGATTGGATAGAACCACCACCACTTCCTGCAAATCCTCGACTAGCTCCCATATTACTTCTCCGTGTATAAATACTTGATATACTATATTTATACAATTCATATGAAATACAGTCGTGCTTCGATAGGAAAATATAAGGTCCTTCATAAAGAAAAATATGTTGCAGACCTACAGGAAGTTGTCTATAGATCCTCATGGGAAAGGAAATATATGCAATACCTAGATCGCAATCCAGATGTTCTGGAATGGGGATCAGAAAATATCATAATACCCTACTATAATCCTGTAGAAAAGAAAACGAGGAGATATTTTGTTGATTTTTATGCCAAAGTTAAAGATAAGCAAGGCAGAATCAAGCAATATATTATTGAGGTGAAACCATCTGTCCAATGTAGACCACCCACCCGTAAAAAAAGAATCACCAGCAAGTATAAAAATGAACTACGAGCATATATCCGTAATCAAAGCAAATGGAAAGCTGCACGAAAATGGGCCAGCAATAGAGGTTGGGAATTTGTAGTTTTAACTGAAAAACATCTCGATGTTTGAAGAAAATGTATAAATATATAAAAGAAATAACTTTTAAAGGATAACACAATGCCATTAAGTCTAGGAACATCACTCGGAAATGCAAGATTAGGAATTAGCACACAATGGCCTAAAGGTATATCTTTAGGTGCTAACATTCCTCTTGGTGTTGATCCTGTTAAAGCAAAAGAAAAAAATATAGAATATTCGGGCAGCAAACATCAAATACACAACAATTCTATCAATAAAATGGTAGGGCAAGCAAAGAAAGCAAATTTCTTTTCAAGACCCTGTTTATATTATGTTAGAGTACAACCACCAGCTAATCTATTACCAGGTTCTGACACGTTACAAGATATTAACTTTAATTGTGAAAGTGTTACATTTCCCGGATTACAATTATCAACAAAACCACATAAGACTTATGGAATAGCAAGAGAATATGCATACGAAAGATTGTTGACACCTATCAATATGTCTTTTTATGTAAGTGATAACTTTCAAGAGTTTCAATTCTTTCAAAGGTGGATTGAATTTATCATGCCAAAGAATGGAAGATTCAACTATCCTGCAGAATATAGTGAGAATGCCACTATTGAAATCTTTCAATGTTCAAATCAAGCCGTACAAAATGCAGCAGAATTACCTGTAATGATGAGTTGTAAATTAACAAATGTTTTTCCTAAAACAATAGGTGACTTAACTCTAGGTCATGGATTAATAAATACAATCCATAAAGTCCCTATAACAATCGTATATAATGAGATTCGATTTACTAATAATCTAGCAAGTGGTAGTGGAGTAAATCAAGCACTTCGGCAAAGTCAAGAACATCTACAAAATGCATGGAACTCTTTTTCAGAGGCAGGTACAATGCTCAAAGATAAATTTGATGATCTTAGCTTACCTAAACTAGGAACTCTGTTAAAAAAGAAATCATCTTTCTTACCTGCATCAATGGATGCAATTCGTGGAGGAGGTGGTTCCGGTGGAAGTGGGAATAGTTCATCAGGAGAAATGTTCGGCATAGCAAATGGTATATCCGATAATGATTACTAAATCTAAATATGTCTAAATTATTAATATTATATTTCATAAGGAGTGAAATGAAATGCCATTACCAAAAATTGAAGTACCAAAATATGAATTAACTATACCATCATCCGATAAAAAAGTTAAATTTCGTCCGTTTCTCGTAAGAGAAGAAAAAATTCTTCTTATAGCTATGGAAGCAGAAGATGATAAACAAATGGTTAATGCAGTTAAAGATATAATTACTAATTGTGTATATGATGAAGTTAATGTTGATGATATGCCAATGTTTGACATTGAATATATCTTTTTACAATTGAGAGCTAAATCAAAAGGTGAAGTTATTGACTTATCATTTGAATGTGAAAAATGTAAAGCACCTATATCAACAACAGTAGATTTATCGACAATAAACGTAACAAAAACAGAAGGACATGATACAAAAATTCAATTAACAGATGATGTTGGAATTATAATGCGTTATCCTTCTCTTGCTGTACAAGATATTGTTACTAATAAAGATAACACAGAAACAGAAAATATCTTTAACACCATTAATCATTGTATAGATTCTATCTGGGACAAAGAAAATGTTTATGCAGCTAAAGATCATACAGAAAAAGAACTGTATGAATTTATAGAATCACTACCAGATACAGCATTTTCAAAACTTCAAAATTTTTTTACTACGTTACCAGTATTAAAACATGATATTCAATTACATTGTGAATCAGGAAAAGGAAAAAAGAAATGTAACTGGAAAGGAACACAGACCTTGGAGGGTCTTGGGTCTTTTTTCGGGTAGGCCTTGGTCAAGAATCGGTGACTAACTATTACCAAACAAATTTTAATTTGATGCAACATCATCAATACTCCTTGACTGAGGTGGAAAATTTAATCCCGTGGGAAAGAGAAATTTATCTCATGTTATTACTACAATGGATAGAAGAAGAAAACGCACGAAAGAAACAACAACAAGCACAACAATAAGGATAAGATATGGCAAAGCCAGGAGATAAAAAATTACCCTCAGTAGCAGATGCACCTGATTCTGTATCCGATGAACAAAAAGATGATGCCGCAAAAAAAGAATCCCCCTCTACAAAACTTCTTACTACATTAATAGAAAAACAACAAGAAACAACTGACGGCATCACAACACTTATTGAAGCTACAGAGGGTAACAAAGAAACAAAAGAAGATCAAAAAGAAGAAGAAAATAAAAGAAAAAGTTTCTTTGACGGTATCAAAGGAATGTTTAAAAACGTCAAAGAGGGAACTCCTAACTTCTTTGATGGAATAAAAAAAATGATAGGTAAGTATAAAAAGATACTTATAGGACTTGTCGGTGCAGGTCTTGTTGCATTTTTTGCTACAATGAAAATGGAAGATTTTGCTAAAATATGGAAAAGTGTTAAAAAGACTATGGTTGCCGCATATGAATTTCTAAAACCAATAGCAGAAGAACTATGGAAATGGTTGACAGAAACTGCATTTCCTGCAACAATTGTTCTTCTTCTGGATGCATGGAAAGCTATGGCAAAACTCTTTGAAAATTTAAAAACTAGATTTAAAGGTTGGACTGAATCTGATTGGGGTGAAAAACTTTGGATGTTAGTAGGTTCATTAGAAGATATAGGTGATTTTGTAATGGATATGGGTGCAGCTCTAATAAATTGGGTTGCACGATTATTTGGATATGAAGGTTCTTTAACAAAAGATATTAGCAAGAAATTTTCAGATTTTGGTGAGAGCCTTAAACAAACTTTCAAAAATATGTTATATGCTATACTGCCTACAGAATGGGCAGATAGTATTATAAACAAACTAAAACAATGGTTTGGTGATGATGCTAGTACACCAGAAGATGAATCTTTAGTAGGTAGATTAGGTGGTATCTTTAAAGCAGTTGTTGGTGCGTTAGCTCTGTCATTACTTTTCCCAGGTGGATTTGCTCTCCTTATGGGTGGTATTGTTACGGTAATAACAACATTGTTTGGAGGTCTATTAACTGCTGTTGTGGGAATAACTTCTGCCATCTTTACTTGGCCCGTTCTACTAGGTGTTGCAATAGCAGCATTACTTATATGGGTCGGCAAACTAATCTACGACAACTTTGACGTAATTAAAGAATTTTTCGTTAATATGTGGGAAACAGTTACGGGATTTTTCAAAAAAGGAATTGGCAAAATTTTGAGTTTTTTCGGTGTTGACACAGATGATAGGACTACGGAAGAAATAGAAAAAGATAGAGTAGCACAAACAAAAAAGGATCAAGAAACAGCAAAAAAAGTTCGTGAACAAGGTGCAAACCTAGCTGTGGAGAAAAAAGACTTAGCAGCGATTGAAGCAGAAATGACTGCAAAAGAAAATGCGATGGATGCACTCAGTAATAATAGTGATAGAGCATCTAACTTAAAACGTAAAGAATTAGCTACAGCTCATCACAAACTTCGTTTGGCAAAGATAAAAATAATGGATGAAGAAACAGCTGCAGCACAAAGTGATTTTGAAAAAATTAAAAAGGATCTGGAGAAAAAGGAGGCTCTAAAGAAAGTAACTGGAGTAAATTTAGACCAACTCAAACTAGATGAAGGGTTTAAGTCAAGTGTTTATAAGGATACTGAAGGAATCAAAACAGTTGGATATG